CCATACTAGTTCATGGGGTTCGAACAACAAGCCTATGACGGGCTCCAACAAGAGGGATGTTTATGAGATAACTGAAGATCGCGAACTCATGATTCTTGAAGGGGCTGAGGCCGCATGGGAGGCTTTTACTGCTGCTCTTTATTGTTTAACTTGTGGGGTGTTGCCTGAAAACCAAGTTATGACCTGTTTTACCAAACGAGAATGCTACCCAGTAACAGGACCATCTGAGAAGTTCACTTATTCTAGTCATCCTGACGCCTTGTCTTTTTATTCGTCTGTTATTGGCCCAGATAAAGCTCGGGCTCTTTTGGCGTGCAAGCCTTTTGAGGATCAAAAGATTAGAAATATCTTTCATTCAGTTGATGGCTTGAAAGTTAAGGTGAAATCCCGGCTTGTATCCAATCTACCTGGAAGTATTAATGTTGGGTTTCGTATGTTTTTCTTGCCAGTGTCGTACTTACTCATGCGCTTTCCGATTGAGTTTGACATGGTGGCTGGTTTGGACATGGGTTCCTGTCACTTCGAGCAAAGCACCAATGAAATATTCCACGATGGCTATGATAAGGAAACGGGTCAGCATTTTGTTTTTGACGCAGATGTGAGTGCTTGGGACAAAATAATGCCCGCTGCTTTAACCCGCCATACATTAACTGTTTTGGTTGAATTGGTTTTTGCCGTCCACAAGTATTATGGCACTTTCAATGAGCGCCTTGTCATGTTTTCGGAGGCTTTGATGCGTTGGTGGGATGAAATGAGTTTGTTTTATGGCAGTGTTGTTTTGCCTGTTTCCGTCATGCCATCTGGTTTTGTCATGACCTTGCCGATGAATTCAGCCATGAACCAGTTGTTAGCTATTTGTAATGTTTTACGGTATGCAGAAAAACATGGTTTGGCATTTCCGGATGATTACACCACCTGGATAAGGCATAAGGCCTTGGGTGATGATAGCCAGACTGCTATCAAGCCTGCTTTCGTTGCAGCTTGTAGGCGAGCTAAGATTCCGGTTTTTAGTGCAGTGGAGTTCTCGCAAATAATGCTCGAGTTTGGCATAACTTCCACTTTAGGTGACAAATCAGATGGGGTCGACATGAGGTATCAGGAACCTTCCAAGCTTGTGTTTTTGCAGCATGTGATGTATTATATACGAATACCTGCATTTACAATTAAAGAAATTGAGGAGGATCCTAAGAGACGAAACGTGAAGGTTTTGGTTGCGGCAGCGCCTTTAAAAGCCCCTGTTTTAGTTAAGATGCTTGCTAAGCAGGATTCGTCGTCCGTTGTTGACCCTCGGTTTTTGCTACGAGATCAGGTTTACATTCTTTTAGGAGAATTAGTCCCATATGGTAGAATGCGATTTGACAAGTTTGTTGCAGCAGTGAGGAGGTTTAAGCACGATTATTGGAAACCTCCTGAAATGGATTTCGAGTATGAAACTTATTTTGATTGGAACTTTTGGTTGGACCGCTATGTTCAAAAGTTTTGCCGTGATGGCAAGTTGGATAGCGCCATCCTGAGGCAACGGCAGTTGCACCAAGATTCCTTTGAGGCCCTCAAGTCAGCATTAAATCCCCATGGGATTTATGCGCTCGACTATGAGGGAATAACCTAATCCATTTGGAGCGTGGGCGCGCTCCTTAAATATACGCCCCTTTAAGTGGCTGGCACCACAGACGGATCCCCTGGATTGTCTAAACGCCCTTTTTCATTCGCGATCCGCTTAGTTTTCCTGTCCTTAGTTTTGCGTGAATGGAATCGTATTAGGAAATGTTGTGCTAGTGCGAGATATTCGGTCTGATCTCGTAC